CAATCTCTCGCTGGCAACGGTGAAGCGCTACGTCGCGCGCGCCGATTCCGATCCGAAACTGAGCCATTCTGTCGCCCTGAAAAAGGCCGAGGCTCTCGACGGCTGCCGCGACCGCCTCGTCGAAGGGCTCATGACGTTCGTCGAGCGCGCGACTTCCCTCGCGTCCTCTTCCAAGGACCTCCACCAAGTCCTCGGCGGCGTGAAGATCCTCGGCGAGCTCGTCCACGAGAGGCTCGCGATTGATGTCGAGCTCCGCGATCTCGAGGCTGAGGAGGGCTCGGAAGCGCAGGTCGCAGCGCCGAGCCTCCGCGTCGTCCGCTGAGCCGGCTCGCTGGGTCCCGTTCGACCCCACCTCGAAGCAGCGCGAGTTCCTCGAGGCGTCCGAGCCCGAGGTGCTGTTCGGCGGGGCGGCTGGCCCGGGCAAGTCGACCGCGCTGCTCATGGCCGCGCTCGAACACGTCGACGTGCCGGGCTACGCGGCGATCATCTTCCGTCGAACCCACGCCGAGCTGAAACTCCCGGGCGGCATCATCCCGAAGAGCCTCGAGTGGCTCGGCGGCCCCGCCGCGCAGTGGAACGGGTCGGACTATCGCTGGACGTTCCCGAGCGGCGCGACGCTCACGTTCGGCTACCTCGGCGGCATGCGCGACGTCGGGCGGTACCAGTCGTCCGAGTACAACCTGATCGCCTTCGACGAGCTCACCCAGTTCGACGAGGCCACGTACCGGTACATGCTCTCTCGCATCCGCCGTGGGCGCGGGTCGGGCGTGCCGTCGAGGGTGCGGGCTGCGTCGAACCCCGGTGGCATCGGCCACGAGTGGGTGAAGCGGCTCTTCATCACGGAGGGCGCATCGGCGGGCAGGCGGTACATTCCCGCGACACTCGACGACAACCCACATCTCGACGTCGAGGACTACCTCCCGCGGCTCGAGCAGCTCGACCCGCACACGCGCGAGCAGCTGCTCCGCGGCGACTGGGACGCGGTCCCCGACGGGGAGTTCTTCCGGCGGGCCTGGTGGACCGACCCCGCGCGCCTGCGCATCGTGCCCGTGCGGGACGTCCCGCCTCGCTGCCAGTGGGTGCGGCGCTGGGACATGGCTGCGACGGCGCCGGCCCCGGGGAAGGACCCCGACTGGACCGTGGGCGCGCTGGTGGGCCTCGACCCGCTCGGCCGCTGGTGGGTCCGCGACATCGCGCGGATGCGCGGCGGCCCCGACGAGGTCGAGCGTTTCATCCATGAGACGGCGCAGCGCGACACGCGCGTCGTGCCGGTGCGCATGGAGCAGGAGCCTGGCAGCTCCGGCGTGAACGTGATCAACCACTACGCCCGGCGCGTGCTCATCGGGTACGACTTCCGCGGCGTGCGCACGACGGGCCCGAAGGTGGCTCGCGCGGGACCGGTCGCGTCGGCCGCCGAGCGCGGCGACGTCTACCTCGTCGAGGGCGACTGGGTCTCCGCGTTCCTCGACGAGGCCTCCTCCTTCCCGCGGGGCGCCCACGACGACCAGGTTGACGCCATCGCCGGGGCCTTCGCCGACCTCGGTGGCGGAGCCGCGGCGGCCGCGCTCGCGGCGATCCGCAAGATGACGGGGACCGGATGAGCGACACCGACAAGAGCGCGCTCGCCCGGCTCGTGCAGGGCGCCGTCCGCCTCACGCAGGACGCCTGGGAGAACACCCTCACCGGGCTCGGCACGACGTGGGACAAGCTCACGGCCGGCCGCTACCAGGTCGACGTCCCCCTCGACGAGTGGACGCTTGAGGCGCTCTACGACGGCAACGACCTCGCCGCGCGCATCGTCGACGCGGTCGTCGACGATGCCCTCCGCCAGGGCTTCGAGCTGAACATCGAGCCCGACGAAGACGACGCGCGCACCGGCGAGGACACGACCCGGGACGCGCAGCGCATGGCGTCCGACGTGCTCGCCGCCGTCGAGGACCTCGAGGGCCTCGAGCGTCTGAGCGAGGCCTGGACGTGGGCGCGGCGAGACGGCGGCGCGGCGATCTACGTGGTCGTCGACGACGGCGGCCGGTCCCTCGAGGAGCCCCTCGGCCTCGAGGCGGTCCGGCGGGTGCAGGCGCTGACCGTGCTCGAGCGCCGGGACCTCGTGATTGTCTCGACGTACTCGGACCCGGCGCACCCGCGGTTCGGGCGGCCCGAGTTCTTCTCGGTCGCGCACACCGGCGGGGCGGCCGTCGACGGCGTCACGCGCCTCGTCGAGCCCCGCATCCACGAGTCGCGGCTCATCCTCTTCGAGGGCGTGAAGACGTCGCCCCGGAAGCGGCAGCTGAACGCCGGCTGGGCGCTGTCCGTGCTGCAGCGGCCGCACGACGTCATCCGGAACTTCGAGACTGGGTGGGGCTCGGTCGCGCACGTGCTGCAGGACGCGGCGCAGGGCGTGTTCCGGATGCAGGGCCTCCACGGGATGGTCCTCGCCGACCAGGAGGACGCGGTCACGAAGCGGCTGCAGCTCGTCGACCGGCAGCGGTCGGTGATGCGCCCGCTCGCGATCGACAAGGAGGACGAGTTCCTGCGGCACGCGCCGCCGCTCTCCGGCTACCCGGAGGTCCTCGAGAAGCTCATGCTCCGGCTCGCCGCGGCGGCCCGGATGCCGGTCAGCGTGCTCATGGGGCAGGCGCCCGCGGGGCTGAACGCCACCGGCGAGAGCGACCGGCTTCTGTGGGCTCAGACGGTCGAGGCCGAGCAGCGCCACATGCTGCGCCCGCGGGTTCGCCGGCTCCTCGAGGTCCTCATGGCCTCCGCCGAGGGCCCGACCCGGGGCCAGGTGCCCGAGCGCTGGTCGGTGTCGTTCCCGCCGCTCGTGCACATGACCGCCGAGCAGAAGGCGGGCATCCGGAAGACGGTCGCCGAGACCGACGCGATCTACATCCGCGACGGCGTGGTGCTGCCCGAGGAGGTGGCGATCAGCCGGTGGCGCGGGGGCGAGTGGTCGCCCGAGATGGCCATCTCCACGGTCGACCGGGAGGAGCTCCTCGAGGAGGACCGCCGGCGTCGGATGGGCGCGCCCGACGAGCTCGACGAGGACCCGGGCTCGGAGCCGGGCGACGAGGTCGACGCCGCCGAGGCACCGGCCGAGCCGGAGGAGACGCCGCTCGCGGGCGGCCAGATCCAGCAGGCGCTGGACATCCTCGACCGCGTGCGCGCCGGCGACCTCCCGCTGGGCACGGCGAAGACGCTGCTCACCGCGGGGCTCGCCTTCTCGCCCGACGAGGCCGACGCGTTGCTGGCCGAGTACGTGGACACCTTCGAGGCGGAGCCCGAGGACGAGCCCGGGCCCATCCCGCCCGGGATGCCCGGCGGCCCCCCGCAGAACGTCCCCGGGACCCCGCCGGCAGACGACGACGCTCCGGGCGACACGCCCGCGGGCCTCGAGGACGACCAGGGCGACCAGGGCGACGGCGAGGCGGAGGATGACGACGAGGAACCGCCGTCCGACCCCGAGCCCCCTCCGGCTCGATGACGTTGCCCTCGGCGGGATGGCCTTCGACGAGCTCGAGGCGGTGTCCGCGGGCACCGTGCTCGGGTGGCGCTACCGCCTGGCCCTCGGCGAGACCGAGGTGCGGGTCTCCGAGGAGCAGGCGTCGATGATCCTCGCCCTCGTCGGCGGGGACGTCCGGCGCGCGGAGGCCTTCGTCGAGCAGGCGATCGGGAGGGCGCTCTGGCTGGTCGGCGCGTTCGATCAGGGGAGCCGCACGTAGGCCGTCCGCCACGCGGCACCGGAGTCGGAGAGTGACTCTCCGTTCTCCCAGACGCGGTACCTCGAGCCGCAGTCGACCCACAGCGTCCCGTCGTCAGCCATCGCGGCGGAGACGCCGACGACGCAGTCCTGGGGCGGGAGCGCACGCCCGGCCTGCTCGCAGGTCCAGCCTTCGGGGCATGGCTCGGTCGCTTCACCCCACACCTCGCGGTCGCAGAGCGCGACCTCGATCTGAGGGGCGTAGCGAGGCGCCGCCGCGATCTCGACGACGGCGCGGAACCGGGTCAGCTGCGTCTCGTAGCGTTCGGCGGTGCGTACCCGCTGGTCGGTGGCAGGCGTGCACGGGACTTCGATGACTCCGCCTGACGAGGCTGACGCCTCCGCGCAGGCGGTGAGAGCGAGCGAGCAGGTGAGCAGGTAGCGCATGCCGGACAGCGTAGCCATTCAGTCGCTGCGCGCCCGGCGCCTGGTGACGGCCATTGCTCGAGGGCGGCCACCCCGGCGGGCGAAGCGGGTGCCGGAAGCGCTCCCGCCTCGAGGCCAGCGGCTGCGCTACCAGCGGGCGCTCCTCGACGTGGTCGACCGCCTCGAAGAGCTCGTGCGCGGGCGCCTCCTGCCCGTCGTCGAGCGGGCGGCGGCCCAGGTCCAGGCGATGCGTCCGGACGCTCTGGCAACGCGCCTGGACGCGGCAAGCGACGACATCGACGACGTGGTCGAGGGCATCGCCGCGGAGCTCTCCTCGACGCCAGCGGCCCGGGCCACGGCGCAGACGGTCGCGGGGGACGTGGCCCGCCACAACCGGCGCCAGGTGGGGCGGCAGTTCGAGGCCGTGCTCGGCGTGGGGTTGCCGGCGCTCGAGCCGGGCCTCGACGAGGTCCTCGCGGCGTTCGCCCGGGACAACGTCCGGCTGATCAAGAGCCTCGGGGAAGGCACGCTGCAGGACGTCGAGGGCACTGTGCTGCGCGGCTTTCGCCGGGGCCGCACGCACCGCGAGATCGCCGGCGAGATCCAGGGCCGGCTCGGCGTGGCCCGCAGCCGGGCCCGGCTCATCGCTCGGGACCAGGTGGCGAAGCTCAACGGCGAGCTCACTCAGCTCCGCCAGACGGCGATGGGC